TAAGTGTGATAAATCTTATACCACCGGAGGTGATGATACCAGATACAGCGGTAGCAGTAACTCCAGTTCCGACAAGCGTAAGAGTTTGAGTTGGTCCTTGAATTGTGTTAATTCCGTCGTCAGTTGTTCCATCTGGGTCATCACCAACAAGATTATCATCAATATCATCGATGCCGGTATCGATAACTTCATCTTGTAGACGGAAGAGTTCACAATAAAGTTCATATGTGTAAAGATCTTGAAGTTGATAATATGGTTTAGCGTATTCAATATCTTTAATTTCATAGAGGCGATCATCAAGTGGAAACCAAATTAAATCTCCACTTTTTGGTCTAGTGGATAATTTAATATTTGATTGATCTTCAATCAAAGGCGTTATATAATTTTCATATCTTTCTCTAGAAATAACCAATCTTACTTCATCTCTTGATTCTATTCCAAACTTAGATAAGAGATTACCTGCTCCAGAGTATTGGTCATAGTTATCAACATATGCTTCAAGTGGTAAAGCAAGATCAAACTTTGACTGAACTACTTCTCTTATCACAGATTTTTCTGTAACAAATTTTCTTGGAATGTAGAAAATTTCTACACCATAAGTTCTCAACTGCTCGTTGATAAGATCCTGAACAAGATTTTGTTCAGAGGAAGTGCCTTGTGTGAAAAATGGATTAAGCACCATGATATCAACCTATCATATCAAGGGGAGGGAGTTCGTAAGTATTTGACATCTGCTCTCTGATAATTTCTAAATCTTTCTCTGCATCATCATAAATTTGACGACCATTAAGTTCAATTCCGCCAGGAAGTTTGACACCTTGAAACTTAATTAAGTTTTGCCCCCACTGTCTCTTCATCAGAGCAGTTAAATATTTTTTCAAAAAGGAGTCATTAAAAACTCTTGTAAAGTCATTAGGATCAATAAGTCTATAGCAGTCTATGATCAAGTAATCATCTTTACTTGCTGCACCCCAATCAAAGTCTAAGTATAATCTATCTTGCCTTTTATTAAATCTAATATATTTTTCTGTTCCTAATGCAAAATCAAGATCCTCAAGGTATCTCTTTGTCATGGCATATGACAGAATTTCAGTTGAACTGAACGTATATACGTCGTTCAAAAATAACTGATACTTAACACTAAACATGTTATTAGTAACAGTATTTGATCCGTCAAATCTAAAAATTTTGTTGATGCCGAGAACGGCAGGAGGAATTTGTATAAAGTTACTATTCTCTTCAAAAGAGAATGTGCTAGATATTCCTACAGTTGACGTGGCAGTTGTTGTTACGATACCAACGGGGTTGTCACTTCCTTTTCCTCTACCCCTATCAATATCATCCTGAGTAATTTTATATTTTAAAAACGTCTGTATAACCCCGTCAAAATGCCTTTCATGAAAATATTGTAATGCATCATCCACTAGATCATCAACTTGCTCATCAGCAATGTTGATTTCTAAGACAGGAGCACCTAACTGTCTTTTGCAATAGTTTATGAGATCTGTCCTACTTGCAGGTTGTGCCATCTATTCACTACTTTTTAAGTATTTATGGGGCAGAAGAAATACCCTGATATACATACACATTTCCATTAACTAAGTTATAATTAGTTGCACCTGAACTCACCAAAACATCATACATATATCTTCCCTCTGGCAAATTTCTTGTATCTGTAGAACCCATAGAAATTTGTAAAGTTCCGTCTAAAGCACTAGTTATACCAACGGTAAAAGTTCCTGCAGCGATTGTTGTTGATCCTATTGAAGTGCTTTTTCTCATCTGACTTGATCCCGAATAACCGCTAAGGTTAAATGCAGAACTAGATGTATTTTTTATATTAAAAGTTTGTTTAAAGTCACCGCCAGTGTAGATAGAAAAATTAGCACCAAAAGGCACTCCAGAATCTGGGTCGAAAGTAATATTATTACTAGCCATTTGGAATACCTATTACTGACATTGTTTCCTGTTGTTTATAATAAAGTTTAATAAATGATTTAGCGATATTTCTAAGTTCATCACGATCATCACAACTATCTATCTCAGACGCTAACTTTTGATAAGCAAAACTCTTAGATAGATTAGAAAGTTCTATATCATTTGGGTCCATTTACTAACTCCTTAAGTAAAAATTTTATTTCATCAATATCATCTTTCATATTAGCAAGTTCATCTTCAAGGTTCTGTACCTTTTGATTCTTTTCACTTTTTACATCTCGTCTTGCAAGATACTGCTCATATTCAGTTTTATTTACATTAACAATTGAACCATTACGAGGGTCTCTCGCTAAGTCGGAGTGACCCTCTACAGTGTAGTTTTCCATTAGGCAAGTGCAATAACTCTTAAATCTTTGACTCTTGGGACATATACCTGACTTGTAGATGTCAACAGAAGTTTGATTCTGTAAGATCTAAATGCAGGCAGTTGATCAATAGTGAATGTCATTTCTTTATAATCAAGATTCAAACTATCGAAGTTGTAATTATCAGATTTAATAATCTTAGTATCTGTTTGACCATCACTTAAACTAGAGTCAATAACTTGACCTCTAGTATTAAGATTATCATAACCAGGGAAAAGTTGAAAGATAGGATCAAATCCCTGTTTGTCGCTGATTGCGTAAAGAGCTCTGATATCAGACAGAGTATTTACGTGAGCAGAAACAAGAATCTTGAGTGAAGATGCAGGGTTTTCTAATACAACTTCCTTAGAAATGTATTGACATGCTGTAGGATCTTCTCTGAGAGTGTTGACTCTCGCGTCAGTGGCGTAGTTAGTAATAACACTATTAACTCTATTTGAAGTGGTAATAACAGAGATTCTCTGTGCATCAAGTACAGGACTCACTCTGGTATCAACTGTTCCGAGGAACAGTCTCATATTCATAGATTTATTTCCAGGGATGTTGTCAAGTTTTTCATTTTCGTTCACTTTAGAAGCAATCATTCTCGGAGTGTCAAAGTAGTTTGGAGTATTGACGTTAAGATCGGAGAATCCTTCATCAATAAATGGGATTTCATTTCCACTAAGACTTTGACTTGAGATCGTTCTTACTTCAGCGTTAAGAGTAGTGCCACGAACAGTAATATTTTGAATGATAGGTGTGAGGATTTCAAATGGCATGTTTTGAGATGCCCTAATGTCAAAACCACCAGTGGTCTTTGTTGAGTTTAAGAACAATTTGGGAAGACCAACATCATTACTTCTATCATCTGCACTTGTGCCAGTTCCCGTATTAAAGGTCTCTGACATGTCAAGTTTTACGTTATAAGAATCAAAAGTAATCGGATCATCGATAGTAACATCATTTAAATTGTGAGTCTTATTGACTCTATGAAGATTGACTCCAGCAATTTCATATTTGAAAACTGGTGTTCCTATAGGATAATTTGCTTGATTGTTTCCTCTAGTAATAGTTCCACCGATAACATTTCCAGTAACGTTAGTATATTCAATTATTTCATTTCCTATCTTAAGGAATCCAACGTTTGTTGTCCCTACGCCAACATTTTCAAATGTTCCAAAGTTTGTACCATCATTAACGGAAATTTCTCCTGTTGAACCAATAGCAAATTCGGAAGATAGTTTTGTTGGTTTGATGTCAGGTTGTACGTCACTAATTGCAACTCTGTTATCACTGAAATACATGCCATGATTTTTGTGATTCACTTTAATATGCAAACCATCAGTGTCAGTTATGATGCTCTGAATAGTGTTGCCAACTCCTACAGCATCTTTAAAGTTAAACTGAGTTGTCACTCCTGCGCTATTGATATACATTAAGGTATTACCTATACCTGTCAAAAATTCTCCCTGAACATTTTCAAAGATTAATTCACTTGTCATACCAATTCCAGTAATTGTAAGTCTGGAATTTCTACCAACCGTTGCAATACCAATAGTTGAAATGCCAACAACATCGCCTACCTGATAACCTGAACCACCATTAGTGATAGTTGCAACACCAATAGCTCCAGCATTTACAAACACATCTGCAACAGCACCACGTCCATTACCACTTAATGTAACAAGATTAACGCTAGAGAACGTTCTAGACCCCGTAGCGGGAGTGTAACCAATACCGGCGTTGGACACTGTAATACCAGT